TTGATTTCTAACTGTCTTTTCTCTCGCTGAATACGACGCAGAAAAGCGTAATGAATAATCTGAGTGAAATACGCAAAAGGATTCTGGGATTTCTCTGGGTTAAAGTTATGTATGTATTGGACACAGTTCTCAATACCGTCAGAGATCATATCCTCTTTGAACATATAGTTAACAAAGTTTGGTTTAAAGGATAGATGATTTGCAATCTTTAAGAAACATTCTCCAATGTATCTTGGAATTGGTGGTTTAGTCTCCCAATGTTGAGACCTATCCTGTTTCGTAGGTTCTCTACCATATTTTACAAGAAAGGTTCTCTCTACTTCACTACGATAAGCAACTAGAGCAGCAAGCAATTCTTTGTTGTTTACATAATGCTCGGATCTTTTTCTTCTAGTCATACCCGGCTGGATCATAAGTTTATCTCATAATATGTATAGATTATATCATCTTAACGAACAGTTGACAAGGTACTCAAATACCTGTACAATTACCTTTGTGGAGGTTGATAAGAAATATATTAGCTACTTTTAAATATCTTTTCTAGGATCTCTTTAACATCTCTAACGTTACCTAGGTATCCCATTCTTCTATTAAGTTTAGAATTTTTCTCTGGAGTGCTACCACCTTTATTTGCTTGACGAACATAATCTTGATACATCACAATCATTTCAATATCAGAAGACTCAGACATGGTAAGAACATTATCCATGTTGATAATGAACATATCTTCGGTTGTGGTTTTTAACCAGGGCTCTATACGATACCCCATAGTTCCTGCTTTACCTTTTACCTCAGATACAATAATTGGATTAGATACTAATAACATTGTCCTGTCATCTTCATCAGAAGCAGCAACTTTTGCAAAGATTTCTTCACCTGATTTTAATTTGAGTGTACAGTAAAAATCGTCTTCTATCATACTTTTAGTTGAATAGTGATTATCTCATAGTTAAAATTTTCTTCATTATACGTCTTGATTCTTTCTATGAAATGATTAAGTGTGTAATTACGTCTTGATTTAGTGGAACAATCGTCAGAAATGTCGTACAACGTTGCTTTTACTTTTCCTTTTCCTTTTCTAAGAACTCGTCCAATACTTTGAAGATTGCGGATTCTTGATTTACTTGGAGAGGCAAAGATGACATTATGGAGATTTTTAATATTGATACCTGTAGAAAAAGTTCCATAAGAAGCAACAATGACAGCGTTGGTTTCTCTTTCTGTAATTTCTCTTACCTGCTCTCTTTCTTCTGCATCTACTCCACCATGCACAAAAAATACCTTACGGTCATCACCCTTGTTTTTATTTATCTCCTCATAGAGTATGGCACCATGTGCTTCGACTCTTGCAAAAAGAACAAGAGTGTTACCTTTAAGATCTAAAGTAAGATTTTTTATAAATCTATTGCGCTGTTCGTGGCTGATTAAATACTGTATCTCATCCTCATATGTTTCAAACTTTTGAGGTGGGTGTTTAAGTACAAGACATTGAATATCAAGTTGAGATAAGTGTCCTTGTCTCATTAACTCATCAGTTCTTGTCACTTTATATGATGGTCCAAATAATCCCTCAAGAACCCATTTATGTGTCTGAGTACCATCCAAAGTTCCAGTAAACCCAAAACGATACTTTGCATGATGAAGCTTTGTCATAATCTGAATTAAAGATTTAGACTTGAATAAATGCGCTTCATCGCCTATAATAACACCATAGTCCTCAAAGAAAGATCTCTCTAATTTGTAGACAGATTGCCACGTTGTAATCGTTACTGGAGCATTATTACTCTTCTCTCTACCAGAATAGATACGGTGGCAATATGAATCAGCATCCCAACCATAGTCAAGAAAGTCCTTATACATCTGTTCTACAAGAGATGTCGTCGGAACAACTAAGAGAATTTTTTCTCCTCTCTCAACGTAATATCTTACTAACGAATAAATCATCAGAGATTTGCCGCTTGCAGTGGGCGATATCAATAGTTTTCTATTATGCTTTAGGGCACCGTATACTCCCTCAACTTGATACTTCCTGGGAGTATGGGCACAAATGGAATGCATGTAATCCTTGACACCCTCTAACGATATACCATCGTTCTCTTCATATGGGGTGCCATACCATTGATTATCTTCAAACTTATAAGTATATCCATAGTTCTTACAGAACTGTACGATTTTATCTAACAGACCAACATAGATCTGTTTAGAACGCATATCATATAAATGTATCTCTCCATTCCAGTTCCTACCACGATACTGTGGCATAAATTTTGCATTAGGAACTTCAAACTTAAAGTGGTCTCTAAGTTCGTATTCAATATGTGGTTCTGTATTGATCTTTAAAAATACTTCGTTGGATTTAGAAATAACAAGATTTGCTGTCGTGTCAATCACAAAGATCCATTCATCTGCAAATATTTATTACGTATTCTCAAACTGATGTTCTAACATAATTCTATAGAAATGATCTCTCATGGAAAGCAAATCTTCTTGTTCCATAGGATCACCACCCGACCATTTGTTAACGGCCTGGGATAGTCCAGTGTGAATAACACGGACTGCTTCTATTGGTAATTCTAAACGATAATACTGATCGTCCTGTTCCATTAGCCTAATCCTGAATTAAATCTCATGAACTCTATTGCGTTTTTAATTTGAAAAGTGCGATTGGTAATTTGTTTTAAAATACTTTCAATATATACGAGCATCGTGTCATAATAATCAATCTTTAACGAAACTCCTGAGAGTTTCTCATCTGCGTCAAGATACTTTTGCATAGTTTCTTTATCCCTAATCTTTTTTGGAAAAGGGTTTTCAATATAAACATCGGGGTCTGATTTTCCGCTAAAGTATTCATAGCGTTCATGTCTAATATTTTTTCTTTGTTGTTCTGCTTTCTTTCTCATTAGAAAGATAGTATTATATAATTCAAAATACTTCGCATGAAGGGAAGGAATATTTAAAGACTCTGTATGTAAATTGTCATTGTCAATCTTAGAATCTTTTTCCCACATCCCTTGAAGTTTATCAAGGTCGATCATAAAGAGTTGTTATTTAAATCAGTAAGGTTGTATATAGTATACTTGAAAGTTGCTTCTGCTGTAAAGTAGTCGATATCTGTGTCAGTAGCGTCAAACGTAATAGTTGATAAAGAAACTGGAAATAAATCTTTAAAATTTACGTTGAACTTTGCTATTAGATTACTACTTAAAACTTGTAATGTTCCATCCGAATAGATGTTGTCACCATCCTCATACATTGATCCAATTGCTTCCTTTTCCAGATCATCAAATTCTTTTAACGATTCTGGATATCCAAGACCACGAATCCAATTTTGAAGTTCCATATAATTGACAAGATCCTCGTCAACTAAAAATCTAATTGACAAATCTCCAAATTGAATTTTATCTCCAGGAACATCAATATCTTTTAAATATGATGGTTGAACAGCAGTTCCAAGATCTAAAGAAGGAATGTTTGCTTGATTACAAAAGAACGCTGCACCAGGACTTCTTTTCAGGGAAAACTTAAACCCTGTTGGTGAAAGAAAATTTCTATTTTCTAAAGGAGTTCCTGTCCTTTCCTTAGCCTTCTTTCTGGTCGCCATTACTAATACAGTTTTTTACTATTTATCCCCATAATAAAAAAAGACCCCCCGAAGGAGGTCTTGATGATTGTGAATATGAATCACATGAGGTTCTTAACTGCAACTCTTCTGTAGTAGCGGTTGCTGTTAACTCTAAGGCGACCTGCGCCAACGGTGGTTCCTTCAGCGAATGGGTTTGCGACCATGCCGTAGCGGGTCTTAAAGCCAATCTTGGGCTGGAAGGTGTTCTCGCCAACTGCACGAACCATCTGAAGAGGAACGTAGGGGCAATAGAACAGACCTGCGTCATAAGGTGAAGTACCCTTATAACCAACAACGTAATACTGGTTGCCGCCTGCTGCGTTAGCAGAGGTGAGGTTAGCAGAATAAGGATCGATGTATACACGATACTTACCTTGCAGAACACCAGCGAAGGTGTTACCAGTGTCGTCAACGTTCAGGTTAGCGTTGAGTGCGGGGGTGTAGTCAAGTACACCAGCCATGGTGAGTGCGGAAGCAACGTCTGCGGAACACAGAATCATGTTGCCCTTTCCTCTACGAGTTCTTTGTGCGATTGCGTTCGCATCACGCTCGATTTGGAACAGAAGACCCTTGAACTTCTCAACACTCCAACGTCCGTTAGAGTCGATGTCGAGGTCGAATACACCAGCGGTAGCGGTGTTAGAAACGGCACCTTGCTCAGCAACCTTGTAGACGGTTCTGATGACTTCACGGTTGATCTCAGCCAGAATCTCAGAAGAGAGAATGTTGGCGAGTTCCGCTTCAGCGTTCAGACCATGGATTGCCTTGAGGTCTTGTGCCAGTTCCAGAGAGTATTCTGCTTTCAGTGCTCTAGACTTAGCGGTGACGGTAACCTTCTCAATCGAGAAAGCCATTTCGTTGAAGTTGTCACCAGAGGTGCCAAGATCTTCAGCGTCGTCAGTACGCATGCCCTGACCAACATCATAACCGGTTGAAGAGGCGG